TCAATAATTGATAGTGCAATGGCTGAAATGAGAATGAATTTAGATAAGCAGTATAAGTGTAAACTATTAACCGACACGAAAATTGCTGATAAAGAGTGTCAGTAATCATAGAGTTTTTACAAATTTTAAATGCTCTATTGCCAACTGAAGTCATTTTGATAATTTCAGCTGGTATTTTATCCATGGTTTATTTTGAAGTCAAAAATAGGAGAGAAAAGTGGAAAGCAAAAAGGCAAAAATCAAGCGAATGATTAAGTCTGAATGTGAGGCTACGGCCACGAGAATGTACAAAACTACCTATGCAGATATTAAGAAGTATTTTAAGGTAATTAATGAAGGTGTGTTTAAAAATAAACTTTCACCTTTCAATGATATACAAATAAAAAACTTGACAAGACAAAAAGTTTATGGTCAAGTATGGATTAAAGATAATAAACGAAAAGGTACTAGATGGTATCTTTTAGAAATGGATGAAAAGTATAAAAACTTTAGTGAATTTTTGAATACACTTGGACACGAAATGGTCCACCTGTATCAATTATCGAATTGTGGTGATTCTGGCAATCACAATAAACTGTTTTACAGTTATAGACCAAAACTCAAAGAGATTGGTCTAGGCCAGATTTAACTTTACTAACTGAACAAGGAGAGAATATATTATGGCAAGTAAAGAAATCGACCGTTATTTAAAGGCACAAATTGAGAATATCCCAAATGTGCTGACTAAATTCAAAGATAACGACAAAGAGACCAAAATGGTGTATTACACCGGCAACTGGTCAAAAGATGTACAAGACAATCTTACAGAAAGACAATCAGAAAGATTGTTTAAGAAGATGAATAAGATTCTTAATATGGACGGTCTTGCATTTTTTCAAAAAAGACTAAAACCCATACAGATTGGTGAAAGCGAATATAGTAAAGCTGAAACCATTTATGGCTACGAATACATTGTGATGAAGTCTAAATTAATTTCATCATACATTGGAAAGGACGCTTAGTGAGGTTTGTAGATAAGTTAAGAATAGTATCAAAGACATTGTTTTTTGTTTTTACAGTAAGTTTTATATCTTACTGTTACTATTTTTATCAATCTCAAGCAAAAATTGTTGAAGTAGAAACAATTGAAAAAATTGAGGCGTTTAAAGTTTCTAAACCAGACTTTGAACACGACAGCCATCAATCTTTTTTAGATTCTGTTAATACTTGTGTAGATTATATCTACAATACAACATCTGATATAATGCCTGTGAATAGAGAATTATTACTAGCACAGGCAGCTTTAGAGAGTGCTTGGGGTACAAGTAGATTTGCTATTGAGGGTAAAAACTTATTTGGTATTCGTACATATGATTTGAGAGAACCACATATGTTACCGTGGAAAGATAAACCACAAAAATGGGGTGTTAAAGTATTTCCACACGAATGTGATTCCGTACAAAACTATATGGACATACTAAATAATGGTACTGCTTTTGAAAAATATAGAGAAGTAAAATATAATGGTGAAAATGACCCTTTCAAATTAGTAGAAACCTTAGATGCTTATGCTACCGATAAACACTATTTCTCTAAAATAAGAAGTATTATTACAAAAATTAGAGCAGAATATAAATTAAATTACATTAGGTAGAGAACAATGTTTACAATATTAATTACTTTTATATCTGCTATTTCTATATCTGTTATAGCAGCCGGTTATTCAATCGTAGGTCTAGCAACTTTATTTGCAGGCGCTGTTGTACCAATCATTGCTATGGGTAGTGCTTTAGAGATAGGCAAACTTGTAGCCGCCAGTTGGTTATATAATAATTGGCGCAATGAACTTGTACCAAAAACTTTAAAAACATATTTAACATTTGCTGTTATTGTTTTAATCTTTATTACATCTATGGGTATCTTTGGTTTCTTATCAAAGGCACACCTTGACCAAGTACAACCAACTTCAACTAATAATATTAAAATAGAATTGATTGATAAACAAATCAATCAACAACAACTTGTTATTGATAGGTCACAAAAGACTTTAACTCTATTAGACCAGACACTTGAAAAATATATTGATATGGAATATGTCACAAGAGGTTTAAAAGAGAGAGAAAAACAAGCACCAGAAAGAGAAGCATTAACAAAGGCAATCAATCAGGCTAGTGATAAGATTGCAGAACTAACTACACAAAAAGGTACTTTACAATTAGAACAAGATAAGATAGAGGCCGAAGTAGGACCAATTAAATATATTGCAGAACTCATTTATGGTGATGAGGCAAAAGACCACTTTGATGAGGCAGTAAGGTGGGTTATTATTATTCTTATCTTTGTATTTGACCCATTAGCTGTATTACTATTGATAGCGGCCAATATATCACTTAGAAGTAGAAAACAAGATAAAGAACAAATTAAAAGAGATGAAAAGGTCGATTTAGAGGTTAAACTACAACGAGAAAAGACCAAAAACGAAAGATTTAGAAAACGAGATAGAGATTATAAACAATTTGTACAAAAACTAGGTGCAAAAGAACTATCCGACCTGGATCCAGACGAAATAAGAGTAAAATTAAACCAAATAATGGATTGGAATGAGAAGTCCAACCAAGGATAAGGCTTGACAAATGAGTGAAAATGATGTAATATATATTAATATGATGACAAATGATGATTTAAAAAGAATTATGGGCGATACATTAACAACCGAAAACAAGATTAATAGTGTAATGATGGTCTGTAAAAATGCTACGAGTGATTGGGCTAAAAATTATTGGTTCCGTGTGTGGCAAAAACTATGTGTAAAATACGATAGAATGGATTTATACAGAGCAAACTTACATTAGGATATATTATGAATATTTTTTACTTAGATAAAAATCCTGTAGTGGCCGCTGAAATGGCCTGTGATAAACATACATCTAAAATGATTGTTGAGAGTTGTCAGATGTTATCAACGGCACACCGTGTACAAGACGGTACAGAATATTATGATAAGACAGCTAATGGTCGTAAGATAAAAAGATGGCGACATCCAAATCCTAATTTAGAACCTGTACTATATAAAGCTAGCCATGTTCGACACCCTAGTACAGTATGGGTAATGGAATCTGGTTTTAATTATGTATGGTTGTATAATCATATGAGAGCATTGAACGAAGAATTTAAAAAGAGATATGGCCATATCCAAGACCATAAATCGGTTAGACTTTTAGGCACCATTTTATCACATCCGCCAATCAATGCTAACTGGAAAAAACAAGGAACAGATGCAACACCAGCTATGCCAGATTATTGTAAAGTACCTGGTGATAGTGTTGCAAGTTACCGAAAATATTACATTTACGAAAAAGTTAGATTTGCAACTTGGCGAAAACCTGCCGTTACACCAAGTTGGTACATAGAAGGAATAAAAGGAGTACAAAATGGCAAAAGAGTATAATAGAGAAAATATGATTGAAGCAATTGAAAACCACGCAAAAGGCCATATTGCTAAACATACAATGAATGTTGAAGTGTATTTAAAAAATGCAGCTGGTGTTGGTGAACATCCAGACATTTTAGAAGCAATTGAAAAAGAACTTAAAATCATTGCAGAATACCACGACCAACTAGAAGTCATAAATAAATATTTTAAATAGGTCATATATGCCAACTTACGATTTCGAAAACACAAAGACAGGTGAAGTAACGACAGAATTTATGTCTATTGCTGAACTTGATAATTTTAAAAAAAACAATCCACATATGAAACAACTTGTATCTAAAATTAACATTGTTAGTGGTGTTATGGGTATGGGTAGAATGAAAACAGATGGTGGTTGGAAAGATATGTTAAATAGAATTGGTAACGCACATCCAGGTTCTAAAGTACACGACTTATATGGTAATAAATCTATCAAAGAAATTAAAACAAGACAAGTATTACAGAAACACCAAAAAAGACAAGAACAACAAAAAAAAGGAAAATAATATGGCTGATTTACCAGATTATATGCGAGGGTTTGACCTTAATGATGATTGGGGATTTACACCGGTTCAAAAAGCACCTGAATCTGAATCTCAACCATCTATTGACCCTAGTATATTAGAAAATTCCAACTTAGAATTGGCAAGAGTCAAGGAAGATGTTGGTGATATTAAATCTATGATGAATGAGATTATGCAGATTGTTGCTGAAAAGGAAACAATCACCGAATCAGTAAAGAATGAAGTATATGAAAATAGATTTAAAGAATTAGAGAAAGTTATATTACCATTTTTATATAACTTATCTAAATCCGAAGAACCTTATATTCATTGGCCAAATAGAGGTCCAATTATTAAGGCACAAATTGAAAAAATCCTAAAACTCACAAGGGGGTAATATGGAAATAAAAGACCGACACAAATTGTTGAAGAAAGAAGTAAACTTACTTGAAGAACAACGAAAATATGATAGGTCGACTACATTATGGACGCAAATCAAAGAAATGAAAAAGAAAAAATTAAAAGCAAAGGATAGATTAAATGCAACTAAGTAAAAATTTTAGTTTAAAAGAGATGACAGCTAGTCAAACGGCCGCTCGATTAGGAATTAATAATAATCCTAGTGAAGACCATATGAATAACTTAAAAGCTCTTTGTGAAAATATCTTACAACCTGTCCGTGACCATTATGGTAAGGTTGTTTCTGTGTCTAGCGGCTATCGTAGTCCAGAATTATGTGTTAAGATTGGCTCAAGTGTCAATTCACAACACGCTAAAGGCCAGGCGGCCGATTTCGAAATCTTTGGAGTGAGCAATTCTGACTTATGTAAATGGATTGCTAATAACTTAGATTTTGACCAATTAATTTTGGAATTCCACAATGTGGATGAACCAAATAGTGGTTGGATTCATTGTTCATATAATAGTGCTGAAGATAACAGAAAGCAAATATTAAGAGCATATAGAAACGAAGATGGTAAAACCAAATACGAAAACTATAATCCACAATGAAAAGAAGATAGGGAAGAACTTAGAAAAGACCCCGAAAAAATAAATGCACATATGATGGATTACAGGTCGATTTAGGCTTGACTTCTCAATATTATAGTGTATAATGTAATATACAACTTGAAAAAGGAACTGAAATGGCAAAGAATTTTATACAATTAGATGAGAGCAAATTACCTAAAACCAAAGGCAAAAAAGTTAATGGTTTTAGATTTTATGATATTGAAGGTCACGCCTATCCATCTGTAACCACCGTATTAGGTGTAAAAAAGTCCGCTGAACTTCAAAAATGGCGAGATTCAATTGGCGAAGATGCAGCCAAATGGGAAATGGGTAGAGCTGCTCGTAGAGGTAAATCAACTCATACATTGGTAGAACAATATCTTAAAGGCGAAACACCTTCAGAACGAAGTGTATTACCCTTAGGTTTATTTAAACTTCTTAGACCATATGTTGACCAAATTAACAATATTCATATGTTAGAAACAATTATGTATTCTAAAGATTTGACTATTGCAGGTCAGGTTGATTGTATTGCTGAATATAATGGTAAACTATCTGTAATTGATTTTAAAACTGCTAATAAAGAACGACAAGAAAGTTGGTGTGAAGGCTATTTTAAACAAACAACCGCTTATGCAATTATGTATGAAGAACTATTTGGTACACCTATTGACCAAATTGTCATTTTAATTGCTAGTGAAGATGGTACAACTCAAGCATTTATCAAAGATAAGAAAGATTATATCGAACCTTTGAAAAAAGAAATAGCAGACTTTTATAAATATTTTGAAGAACAAAATAAAGATAAAGTAGAGCAAGATTAATATTGTCGTTAGTGGCCGAATTTTATCACAGGAGAAGGCCATAATGAAAAACATCTTATTAGCAAGTTTAGTAACATTATTAGTGTATTTTGTACACACTTCAGAAGCCAAAGCCAATTATGAGTTTTATACTCAACAATCATTAATGGTTTGTGGTAAAACTGAAGAAGTTATGAGATACGCTGAAGACCACGATATGATACCTTTTAGCATATCATTTGGTAGACAAGGTAGTAATCCTGATGGTGAAATAGTTTATATAATTACACATTGGGTACAACAAAATGGAGATGAACAAATGACTTCTATTTCCATACCAAATGGTAATGAAATGTGTATGTTATATCACAGCTTTGACACTCAATTAAATCCTAGTTTAGGTAATTTGGGTGCATAACAAGATTACTTGTTGACGATAAGTGCAATAGGTGTACTGGACGAGGGTGCAACTCCCTCCACCTCCACCAAAAGCACATAAAGAGATTAACACAGACAATCTTTGTGTGCTTTTGGGGGGTGTGGTAGGTTCGACAGGCATTGAAAGACTTGTAAGAGAGTAATAGTTGGCGAACTTAAACGCATTTTTAAATGGCAACGAAAACTTTGCCCTTGCAGCCTAAAAACTGCTGAGTTTTGTGGAGTGTACTTGGAAACAGAAACACTCCACGCTTTACAAATTCAATTAATTATGATATATTATACCCTATGAACTCAAAAGAATTTAGTCTTAAAATAGAATCAATAGTCAAAGAGAAACGCATACCCTATATGGATGCCATATTAGATTTCTGTACTCAGAATGAAGTGGATCCTGGTACTGTAGGTAAATTAGTTTCTAAATCACTAAAAGAAAAAATTAAAGCAGAAGCAATAAATTTAAAATTACTAAAAGGTTCTGCTAATATGCCTCAAGGAAAGTTACCGATATGAAGTATGCTGATAGAATGAGAAAACAAAAATTATATGAATTTTCATTCGAACCAAAGTCTTTTTGGGAATACAGTAGAGGTAATAATATTGACCTTTTAATAAATGATGAAAAGTCTTATGACAATAACACAACTGATAATTTTATAGGTAATGGTAGAGGTACATTTTTATCAAAGTTTAATTCAGAATATGCAAAAAGAATTTTAGAAATGTGGTCTAAAAAGGGTGATTTTATAATTGACCCTTTTGCTGGTAGAAGCTCAAGGCCATTAGTTAGTACATTGTTAGAAAGAAACTATATTGGTTTTGATGTGTTAAATGATAATCTAAAAGAAGCACAAGAACAATATGACAAATTAAAACAAGATAGAACACTAGGTAAGTTAAGATTGATTAATGAAAGCAGTGAAAACATAGATAAACACTTTCATAAAAGTGTGGCTGATTTGATAATGACTTGTCCACCATATTTCAATATTGAAAAATATGATAGTGCAGATGGTCAATT